AGACGACACGTTTAAAGGTTATCACTACACTAGCTTTGACAACCCGTTGCTAGACCCTAAAGAAATTGAAGCTGCTGAGAAGAGTATGTCAGCCTTCTCATTCCGACAGGAGTTTATGGCAAGTTTCGAGGCTCATGGTAGTGAACTCTTTAAAGAAGATGATGTTAAGTTTAGCGAGGAGGAGCCAACAGATGGTGAGTATTACATTGCTGTCGATTTGGCAGGCTTTGCAGACGTACAGAAAGTCACTACCAAAACTAAAAGACTTGACCAGACGAGCATTGCTGTGGTTAAGGCTGGGCCTTCTGGTTGGTGGGTTAGTAATATCATACATGGGCGCTGGGGCGTTGAAGAGACCGCCAGACGTATCTTCCAAGCGGTACGAGACTATAAACCAGTTGCGGTTGGAATTGAAAAAGGAGCGTTAAAGAACGCTGTTGCTCCCTACTTGAACGACCAGATGAAGAGCAATCAACGCTTCTTCCGCATAGAAGAATTAACCCACGGTAACAAGAAGAAGACAGATAGAATCGTGTGGGCGTTGCAAGGACGCTTTGAACACGGCAACATTACATTAAACAAGGGCAAGTGGAATACTCAGTTCCTAGACGAGTTGTTTCAGTTCCCTAATCCATTAGTCCATGATGACTTGATAGACTCCTTAGCATATATAGACCAGTTAGCCAAAGTCTCTTATGCTTATGACTATGAAGAAGAGGACTACGAATTCTTAGATAAATACGCAGGTTACTAACTATGGAACTAGAAGGCGCAGACAACTTTACCCTGGAACAGGACATTGAAGGCTGGGTAATGGACAAGTGTGACAACTGGCGAGATCATTACGAAGCCAACTACTCCGAAAAATTTGAAGAATACTATCGTCTATGGCGTGGTCATTGGTCAGCACAAGACCAGACCCGTCAGTCAGAGCGATCTAAGATTATTTCTCCTGCGCTACAGCAAGCTGTGGAGTCTTCAGTTGCAGAACTAGAGGAAGCTACGTTTGGTCGTGGTAAGTGGTTTGACATTAAAGATGATGTCAGAGATCAGAACCCTGCCGACATTGCAGCCTTGCGTAGTTATTTGGAAGAAGACTTTGCAAAGAACAAGGTTCGTAAGAACGTAGCTGAGTGTCTAATCAACGCAGCAGTGTTTGGTACAGGTATTGCAGAAGTTGTTATAGAAGAAGAAAAAGAAATGGCTCCTGCTTCTCAGCCTGTTATGGGTGGTGAGTTACAAGCAGTAGGTGTTACCATCAAGGATCGTACTTGTGTTAAGCTACGTCCTGTTATGCCACAAAACTTCCTAATTGATCCAGTAGCTACAGACATTGACTCTGCGCTAGGTTGTGCTGTAGATGAGTATGTGTCTAGCCACTTGGTTGAGCAACTACAAGAGAAGGGCGTGTATCGTGACGTACCGCTTACAGAAGCAACTAGCGATTTTGACCTAGAGCCTGATCAAGACCTTACTAGCTTTTCAGAAGACAAGATTAGACTGACTAAATACTATGGCCTTGTTCCTACGCACTTGCTTAAAGAAGCTATGAAAGACAAGGACGCAGAGGAAGAAATAGTAGAGTTTGAAAGTGAAGAAGAAGAAGAAAGCTACTACACTGAGGCAATGGTTGTTATTGCTAATGGTGGTACTTTGCTCAAGGCTGAAAAGAACCCGTACATGATGCAGGATCGTCCTGTTGTCGCATTCCCTTGGGATGTCGTTCCTAGCCGCTTCTGGGGCAGAGGAGTATGTGAGAAAGGGTATAACAGTCAAAAAGCGTTAGACGCAGAACTACGCGCTAGAATTGATGCTCTTGCCCTAACCATCCACCCAATGATGGCTATGGACGCTTCTCGTATGCCTAGAGGCGCTAAACCAAGTATACAGCCAGGAAAAACCATCCTAACTAACGGCAACCCTGCTGAGATTCTACAGCCCTTTAACTTTGGTCAGGTCAACCAGATTACCTTTGCACAAGCGCAATCACTACAGACTATGGTACAAACAGCTACAGGTGCTATAGATAGCGCAGGTATTGCAGGTTCTATAAATGGTGAGTCTACTGCCGCTGGTGTCTCTATGTCACTAGGTGCTATCATTAAGCGCCACAAGCGTACCTTGATTAACTTCCAAGACTCCTTCCTGATTCCCTTCGTACAGAAAGCCGCTTACCGCTACATGCAGTTTGAACCTGAGCTGTACCCAGTAGCTGACTACAAGTTCCACACTTCTAGTTCTTTGGGCATCATTGCTCGTGAGTATGAAGTTACACAGCTTGTTCAGTTGTTACAAACCATGTCACCTGATCAGCCTATGTATCCTAAGCTGGTAACATCTATTATTGATAACATGAACCTGTCTAACCGTGAAGAGTTGATTGCTACTTTGGAACAAGCTAACCAGCCTAATCCAGAAGCACAGCAAGCAGCACAGGCGGCACAGCAAGCACAGTTGCAGTTCCAAGCATCACAAACTGCTGCCCTTAACGGACAGGCACAAGAGTCACAAGCTAGAGCGCAGAAGCTGGGAATGGAAGCACAGGCTATTCCACAGGAGCTTGAGATTGATCGAATTAAAGCGGTTACTACTAATCTTAAAGCTGGCGATGCAGACGACAAAGAGTTCCAGAAACGTCTTGAAATCTCTAAGCAGTTGTTGAAGGAGAGAGAAATAGCGGTTAAGGAAGGTAACGTAGAGGCAACTCCTGCACCGCAAGCACCTGCTGTTCCACAGGCAATGCCTCAGCAACCACCACAAGGACTACAGTAATGGTTAGCACAAGGGATTTAGAAAACGTAGTAGCTCAGATAAACGTAAAGTTTGAGCAACTAAACAATGAGATTGTACAGCTAAAAAAACAAATAGCTGATAATACAGGAGCTAAGAATGCCAGTAAAAAAAGACCCAAGACTAGCTAGGGCTGGAGTCAGTGGATACAATAAGCCGAAGCGTACCCCCAATCACCCAAAGAAAAGCCATGTTGTTGTGGCAAAAGAAGGTGACAAAATCAAGACAATTAGGTTTGGAGAACAGGGGGCAAGCACAGCAGGAAAACCCAAAGCGGGTGAATCTGCTCGTATGAAAGCTAAACGTGCAAGTTTTAAAGCACGACATGGTAAGAACATAGCAAAAGGTAAAATGTCAGCAGCTTTTTGGGCTGATAAAACTAAGTGGTAATTACAGGAGGCTATCATGCCATACGGTAAAGGTACATACGGTAATAAAGTAGGTCGTCCACCTAAGAAGAAAAAGGCAGCACCTAAGAAGAAGCCAGTTAAAAAAGGTAAGTAAGATGAAAGGTCAGACACATGGAGGCAAGGGAAGCAGTCAGCGTAAGACGGACTCTGCCAAGTTTGCCAGCAACTGGGATGCCATATACAACAAACCAGCACAGAAGTCAAGTAAAAAGAAGAAATAAAGCTTGACTTTCTTATGCTTTTATGTTATACTAAGAAGGTACACTGCTATTAACTCAACTGTCCTTAATGGAGAAACAGTATGATCAGCAAAGAACTTGAACTATATTACCGTAATATGTACAACATGTTTTCCTCTGATGGTTGGAAACAGCTACAGGAAGACTTACAGAACAACGCAGCGGTAATCAACTCAGTAGAGCTAACCAAAGACAACGATGACCTGCGCTTCCGCAAAGGACAACTTGCTGTCATTGCCAGCCTACTTAATCTTGAAGCACAAATTGAAGCAGCTGAAACACAGGCTATAGAGGAAGCAGAAACAGAGGTATCCTCCTAATGAGAGCCATCTACGAGTTTCGTTGCGAGGACGGACACACAAATGAACGCTACACAGATTCAGAGTGTACCCACATCCCCTGCTTAGATTGTGACAAGATAGCAACAAGAATTGTAAGTGCTGTGCGAAGTAAACTTGACCCTATCTCTGGCGATTTTATGGGTGCTACCAGGAAATGGGAAAAGAATAGAGCACAGAAACTACAACAAGAGCGCAAGGCCAACTCCTAACCGAAGCCCTGCATAATACACCTCCATAATGAGAATACTCACGGAGTTTAATAATGGCAACACTAATAGACGAGCGTCTACCTGAAGACGAAGACAACGAACAAGAAGCAAGTCAACTGACTGAGGAACCTGTAGAGCAGGAAACTCCACAAGAAGATGACATCCCTGAGAAGTACAAAGGAAAGTCAACCGCTGAGATTGTAAGGATGCACCAAGAAGCTGAGAAGCTTTTAGGAAAGCAAAGCGGAGAAGTAGGGGAGTTGCGATCCGTTGTTGATAACTACATTCAGACACAACTCGACACAACACAACAAGCAACCCAAGAACCTGAAGAAGATATAGACTTTTTCTCTGATCCCGACAAGGCTGTCGAAAGAGCGATTAAGAATCATCCTTCAATCAAAGCTGCTGAAGCACAAACACAGCAGTACAAACAACAGACAGCGCAGTCTCAGTTGCAAAAACGTCATCCTGACATGCAACAGATTCTGCAAGATAGTAAGTTTGTTGATTGGATTAAAGGATCAAAGATTCGTACTCAGCTTTTTGCACAAGCGGATACACAGTATGACTATGAAGCTGCTGATGAACTTTTCACTAACTGGAAGGAACGTCAAGGCACAGTGGCTCAGACTGTAGCTAACGAGAAAGCAAGTAGGAAAAAAGCTGTTAAGACTGCCTCAACAGGTGGTGCAAAAGGAAGTGGTGAAGCAGCAACTCGCAAAGTCTATAGACGCTCAGACATTATTAAACTAATGCAGACCGACCCTGAAAGATATTTATCCTTGTCTGATGAAATCATGCAAGCGTATCAAGAGGGGAGAGTCCGAAACTAACTCTTTATAGGAAGTATTATCATGGCTACATCAGTATATCCCGCAATGGGCGGAGCAGTAGACAACACTAGCGCAGCTACTTTTATCCCAGAAATCTGGAGTGACGAAGTAATTGCTGCATACAAGAGCAATCTTGTAATGGCTAACCTCGTTAAGAAAATGAGCATGACTGGTAAGAAAGGTGACACCATTCACGTTCCTAAGCCTACTCGTGGTTCAGCTAACGCTAAAGTTGCAGAGACTGCCGTAACTATCCAGAACTCTGTTGAGTCAGAAGTTCTGATTAACATCAACAAGCACTTTGAGTTCTCTCGTTTGATCGAAGACATTACCGAAGTACAGGCTCTCGCTTCACTGCGTCAGTTCTATACTGGTGATGCAGGTTATGGTCTGGCTAAGCAAGTAGATAACGATCTGTTTTCACTGGCTAAGTCTTTCGGTGATGGCGATGGTTCTAGCTACGTTAACTCTGGTTCTTTCCAGATTAACACTACCTCTGGTGCTTTGGAAGCATTTGACGCTGACGGTGCTGCTGACATTGGTGACTTCTCTGACGCTGCGTTCCGTGCGCTGATTCAGAAGCAAGACGATGCAGATGTTCCTATGGACAACCGTAGCTTCATTGTTCCTCCTTCACTGCGTAACGCTATCATGGGTATTGATCGCTACACTTCTACTGACTTTGTTAATGGCAAAGGCGTAGAGACTGGCAAGATTGGTAACCTGTACGGTGTTGACGTATATGTATCTACTAACGTACCTGTTATCGACACTACTGGTGGTGCTTCCATCCGTGGCGCACAGCTGATCCACAAGGACACTAATGTTCTTGCAGAGCAGCAGGCTATTCGCTCACAGACTCAGTACAAGCAGGAGTTCTTAGGTACTCTTTACACTGCTGATTGTTTGTATGGCGTTCAAGTCATGCGTCCAGAAGCAGGCTTCACCTTAGCTGTTAAGTAAGCTAAACTGGGGGATTCTTCGGAGTCCCCCTTTTACTTTTCTTTTCTTTTATTACAGGTGTCTGAATGTCCAATTATACAAAAACTACTAACTTTGCGGTTAAAGATACTTTACCTTCAGGCGATGCTAATAAAATTGTTAAGGGTACAGAACTTGACGCAGAGTTCAATGCTCTTGCGGTGGCTAGTGCTACTAAAGCAAATAAAACTAACCCTTCTTTTACAGGCGAAATCAGTATAGGTTCTGCTAGTGTTAACGAAACAGAGTTAGAAATATTAGATGGCGCTACAGTAACCACTACAGAACTTAACTATGTAGACGGTGTTACTTCTCCTATCCAAACACAGATAGATACTAAATTAAATTCTTCTACTGTTTCGGCTTTCGGTGCTACACTGATTGACGATGCAGACGCATCTGCTGCACGTACTACTCTAGGCTTAGGCACTGCTGCCACTACAGCCTCTACAGACTACGCTACTGCTGCACAAGGCACAACTGCTGATGCGGCACTTCCTAAAGCAGGTGGTGCGTTAACAGGCGCTGTAACAACTAACAGCACATTCGATGGTCGTGATGTAGCAGCAGACGGCACAAAGCTAGATGGTATTGAAGCTAGTGCTGATGTAACCGACACTACTAATGTTGTAGCAGCCCTGTCCGCTGGCACAGGCATTAGCTTGTCCGCTGGTGGAGAGATTGCTAACACAGCTCCTGACCAAACTGTCGCATTGACAGGTGCAGGAACAACAACTATTACCGGTACATACCCTAACTTTACTATTACCAGTAGTGGTGGCAGCGGGATAGCCTTGACTGATCTTTCCGTTACAGTTGCATCTGTTGGTACAGCTAACCTAGCTTACAATAACACTAGTGGCGTATTTACTTATACCCCGCCTGATCTATCAACGTATTTGACAGCTTCTAGCACAGCGACCCTGACGAACAAGTCAGGTAACATTTCGCAGTGGACTAACGATTCTGGGTACACTACTAACGCTGGTGATATTACTTCTGTAGTTGCAGGTACAGGTCTATCAGGAGGTGCTACCAGTGGAGCTGCTACCCTGAACATAGACTCTACTGTTGCAACCCTAACTGGTTCTCAGACTCTGACGAACAAAGCCCTAACATCTCCTGCTCTTACTACCCCAACCATTGAGGGTGGAGCAAGTGACTGGCAGTTCTCAGTCTCAGGTAATGACCTTATTATCAGCTATGGCGGCACTTCTAAAGCAAAGCTAGATACTTCTGGTAATCTTACAGTAATAGGCAACGTAACAGCTTACGGGACAGTCTAATGGCTTTGCCCAGTAGCGGTACTATAACCCTTAATGAAATACACATTGAGGCTGGAGGGACTACAGGAACTCTAGCCAGTATTAACGATGCTGACATCCGCGCACTAATTGGAAAAGCTGATGGTGTTGAGATGTCTTTCAATGAGTGGTACGGAGCAAGTGCAGGTATTGTAGTAACAGTTACTGAAGGTTCTGACATCTTTGCTTCCGCAGCATACTATGGGTTTAGAGAAGAACAGACTCCAGACATTGGTTCGGTATCACCTACAAGCATAACTTTTGACGGTAAGACCCATCCTGTACGTGACGCATATCGCAGAGTAAACAGAAGCGGTGGTGTAGATGACGATAGTACATCTGCGTTTTGGTTTATCCTGTATAACGCTTCTGATGGCACTGTACCGGCTGACGATTGGTTTTCCTCCGTTGAAGTACAAACATCAGGTGCTTCAGTTACATTGACACCAGCAGAGGCCACAATTGTTACATCAGGTTCTGGAGCAACTGGCCGTAAAGAATGGAGATACTTCTCTAGTGACTTTACAGCTACTGAGCTGACAAACTTTGCTGCTCAGTGGGATGGTTCAGGTACGTCAACAGTGACTTTTACAGAGTAATTAAATGACTATTACATTAAACTACGACACTCCCGCTGAAGGTCAAGTTAGACTTGCAGGAACTTATGAAGCAGGTGAAATCTCTGGTTCTTTCTCTTGTCCTATCATATACAATGGGTTGAGTCAAGACATAGCTACAACTGAATCAAGAACTAAACTTACTATCCAGGAATCTTTAGATTCTGAAAATACTTAACTTTAAGGAAACAAACATGAAATACTTATTAGCACTAGCAACAGTAGCCCTTATGGGATGTAACACATTTAACGGGGCTATTGATGGATCGCAAGAGATTCTGACCAACACTGTAGACTCAGCACAGACTATGGTTACTGATACTGCTAAGGGCGTAGCCGCAGGTTCTGCCACTGCTGTAGAAGGTATTGCTAAAGACATTCGTTCAGTATCTGAGTGAATAGAAGGGCTTCTGAATGATCGACCCGATAACAGCGATTAGTATAGCGACCAATGCTTTTGGCACTATACAGCGCATGGTTAAAGCTGGGAAGGGAGTAGAAGATACTCTCTCTCAGCTGGGTCGGTGGTACGGAGCCGTTGCTGATCTCAATGAGCATAAGCGCAGGGCAGAAAACCCGCCTCTCTTCAAACGAATTATTGCTTCTAAAAGTGTTGAGCAAGAAGCAATGGAGATATACGCGCACGAAAAAAAGATCAAGCAACAGGAATCAGAACTCAGAGAACTGCTGATGTACACCTATGGCCCAGAGGGTTATAAAGAACTGGTGGCACTCAGACGCAAGATTAAAGACCAAAGGGAACGTACTGTGTATTTACAGGCTAGGAAGCGCAAGGCATTCTTTTGGAATAGCATTCAGGTAGTAGCTATTGTATGTTTAATAGCAGCTACTTATAGTATATATAACATAATTGTAGGTCTTACTCATGGATAGTGCAACTAAGGATACAATAGATATAATGGCGGCTTCAACTACTTTAATGGCATTAGTTGCATGGCTACCTCCAACAGCTTCTTTGTTTACTATTGTGTGGCTGGGTATTAGAATATATGAATCAGATACTGTGCAAAAAATAGTGCATGGTAATAAACAACTTGACAAACAAGACTAAATAGTGTATACTATATGAGTATTTTAACTACTTTAATATCTCCTCTAGCTGGTTTAGCTAAGACCTATCTATCTAACAAAGCTGACCAGGCGAAAGCAAAGCATGAAGCCAAGATGAATGTTATCCAGAATGATGCTGACTGGGAAACTAAGATGGCTGAGGCTTCTGCATCAAGTTGGAAAGACGAGTTCTGGACAATTGTGTTGTCTGTCCCCATCTTCATGGTTGGATATGCTATTGTTGTTGGTGATATGACAGTAGTTGATAGAGTTCAAGAAGCATTTGTAGCGTTAGGCAGTCTCCCAGAGTGGTATCAATACCTGTTGTTTATAGCCATCAGTGCCAGCTTTGGTATTAAAGGCGTAGACAAGTTAATGAACATGAGGAAGTAGCCGTGGGTAGTGGTTCATACAGCACAAACAATCGCGTTAATGCAGTAGCAGCGGCACAAGCAGCGGCTCGTGCAGAAGCTCTTGCAGAAGAAGAGACTGTTTCTTTAGCTAGTCCTTTTGAAGCTGAAGACCCGTTTGTATCTACTGTTGATCAAGAAGAAAATCGTCCTACGCTTGAATCAGCAGTTGCACCAACCTTGGCAGATGTTCCTGAGTACAGCACCTTTGAAGAGTCTTTAAACAACTTGCCAGCCTTTGTAGAACAACAGATAGGACAAGGCAATGCTTTAAGCGCATCAGCTATAGAGTCTGGTGACTATAGTGATATTAAAAACGAAGACATAAACGAGCTACGCCAAGACCCCAGCAATGTTAGAGACTACTATACAGAATCTGTAGATACAAACATTGTTAACTTTGTTGAAGACAACGAAATACCTCTATTTAAAGAAGTAGACGGTTATAAGCTGTACTTAAACACAGGCACTAGAGGCTCTCTTGCTGGCATAGCCAAAGAAGGTAGCGATGTTGTTTATCAGTCTTACGGCCCTGTAGGTACTTACTCTACAATAGCTGTTCCTAAAGATAGAAGCATTGCAGCAGCTTTCCCGCGTCCTCTAAGAATAGCACTGGCCATATTTTCTGGAGGCGTTTCAGAAGCAGTTTTGTCAGCAGCAAATGCGTTAGCGGGCAGAACTTTAACTACAGAAGACTGGTTCAACTTAGCAGCGGGTGCATCTCAGTTACCTAGTAATTCACCCTCTACATCATCAGGTAATATTTTTGGTGGGACTACAGCTCCTAGAACATTAGCAGAAATGGCAGAAGCAGGTGATATAATATCTTTAGGGCTTGAGGGTTCTAGCACAGTAGGTGCTCTCTCTGATATATATAATGATCTAACAGACGAAGAAGCCGCTAGAGCAGCAGCAGCAGAGGCCGCTACAGTAATAGCAGAGCTAATTGACAGAGATGCTGAAGAAGCAGAGACACAAACAGAAGAAGCAGCGGCAGTAGCAGAAGCTCAAGCAGAAGCAGAAAGACTTGCTGAAGAAGTAGCACAAACAGAAGAAGTAGACACTTCCGTTACAGACCCAGTCACTGGCGAAGAAGTTATAGCTACACAGCCAGAACAGGTACAAACTGAGCAAGAACTACCCGCTGGCCCTGAAGATGAACAAGAGCCTATAGTAGCTGATCCCTTTGATCCTGTTGAAGATGAAGAAGGAGACACTGGTGGTGGAGGCAGTGAAGCTCAAGCAGCAGCTCAAGCCGAAGCAGCAGCAGAAGCTCAATTATCGGAAGAAGAACAAGCAGCCGTAGAAGCACAAGCAGCAGCAATAGCCGAAGCAGCCGCAGCAGCTCAAGCACAAGCTGAAGCTCAAGCAGCAGCAGAAGCTCAAGCAGCAGCTGATATTAGCGAAGTTGAGGAGATTGCAGCAGAAGAAAATAACTGGGAGTATCTAGGTAATGGTGTATTTAGGCATATTGAAACTGGAACAACTAGGATACAAGAAATAACAGGAGAAGACCCCTATATTGTAGGAGATATTTATAGTGGGCCAGATCCTGAAGGTATTACTGAAACAGAAGAAGATACTACTGTTATAGATATTCTAAGCGACATCACTGAAGACACTACTGATCCTGTTATAGACACCACTGATACTGAAGACACTACTGATCCTGTTATAGATATTCTAAGCGACATCACTGAAGATACTACTGATCCTGTTGTAGATCCTGTAGATACTACTGATACTGTAGATACTACTGATACTGTAGATACTACTGATACTGTAGATACTACTGATCCTGTAGATACTACCACTACTACTGATCCTGTAGATACTACTACTACTGATCCTATAGATACTACTGATCCTGTTACTGATCCTGTTACTGATCCTGTAGATACTACCACCACTACTGATCCTATAGATACTACTGATCCTGTTACTGGTACTGGTGATGGTACTGGTGACGGTACTGGCGATGGCACAGGTGACGGTACTGGCACAGGTGACGGTACTGGTGATGGTGACGGTACTGGCACAGGTAATGGCTCAGGTATTGGCTCAGGTATTGGAAGTCCCACACGCACCACAGATTCTTTGTTTAAAGACATGTTACAACTAGAAACACAGATAGGCTCTACACAGGAACTTCTACCTTTTGGTGTAATGCCTACTCCTACAAGACCTGTTTATAATGCACCACAAGTCAACCCTATACAGCAGTTTTTACAACAACAAGAAGCACAACGGTTACGCAATATGCCTCAGAGAATGCTAACCAACAATCAACGTTTAAAAAGGTTTGAATAATAATGACATACTTACAATTAGTTAACAGCGTATTGCGAAGACTGCGGGAGGATGAAGTAACCACTGTTGGTCAGAACTCATACTCTAAACTTATAGGTGAGTTTGTCAACGATGCTAAACGATCAGTAGAAGACGCTTACGATTGGACTGCTTTGCGTACTACTATTACAGTTACTACTTCTGACTCTTCTTATAACTATTCTTTAACTGGCTCACAGAATAAAACAAAACTGTTGTCTGTTAATAACGATACACAAAAAACTGAGATGCAGTACCGTGGCACTGCTTGGATGAATAATGCTTATTTAATTGCCACACCACCTACAGGAGTCCCGCAGTTCTACAACTTTAAAGGAGTAGATACTAACGGAGATACTACTGTTGATGTGTATCCTAAACCCAACGGTGTGTATAATTTAGACTTTAATGTTGTTCAACGTACAGCAGACTTTACAGAAGATTCAACATCTTTAGTTATTCCTTCGTCACCTGTTATACAAATAGCCACTGCATTAGGCGCGAGAGAGCGTGGAGAGACTGGTGGCACATCAGCAGCAGAACTGTTTGCACTGGCAGATAATACACTAGCTGATGCTATTGCTATGGACGCTGCTCAACATCCTGAAGAAACTATCTGGTATTCTTAAATGGCACAAAAACTACAGAACATTACCGTAGCAGCCCCAGGATTTTTTGGGCTGAACACTATGGATTCTCCTATAGGACTTAACCCGTCCTTTGCAGCTATTGCTGACAACTGTGTTATTGACCAGTACGGTAGAGTAGGCGCTCGTAAGGGCTGGTCTGCTGTATCCTCTAATGGGTCTTCTGTACTAGGAAGCAGTAGAGGCATAGAGGCTGTACATGAGTTTGTTGCCAGAGATGGCACTAAAACAATATTCTCTGCTGGGAACAATAAGATATTTACAGGGACTACTACACTTGTTGAAGTAACCCTGCCTGTTGGTTACACTGTCACAGCTAATAACTGGAAGATAGTTACTTTTAACAATGATGTTTACTTTTCTCAGCGAGAACACGTTACATTAAAGAGTGTTGCGGGAAGTACAACACTTATAGAATCAAAAGACGGAACTCACTATGCGCCACAAGCTAATGAGGTTTTAGCTGCTTATGGTCGTTTATGGGCTGCTGACTTATCAAATAATAACTATACTGTATATTGGTCTGATCTTTTAGACGGAAGCAACTGGCATGGTGGTAGCTCAGGATCGTTAGACTTAACATTAGTATGGCCTACAGGTTTTGATCAAATAGTTTCTTTAGCGGGTCATAACGGATTCTTAATTATTTTTGGTAAGAAATCTATAGTCATATACTCAGGTGCTGATACACCTAGTTCAGACACTGCTACGTTTAAACTACAAGATACTGTAGAAGGTGTAGGTTGTGTAGCTCGTGACTCAGTACAGCATACAGGCACGGACATTATATTTTTATCAGACTCTGGTGTACGTAGTTTTGGTAGGACTGTACAAGAAAAGTCTATGCCTATGCGTGACATTAGTAAAAATGTTCGCAACGATATTACCAATGCTATACTTGCTCAGACAAGCCCTATCAAGTCTGCTTACAGCGAAGACGAGGCGTTTTATCTTTTAGCTTTTAGTGAAAGTAATCTTGTGTATTGCTTTGATATGCGTGGCCCTCTTGATGAGTCAGGAGCGCATCGTGTTACTACGTGGACAGCTGTTGATCCTTTGTCTTTTGCTGTGTTAGAAGATAAAAGCATTTACATAGGTAAAGACTCAGGCATTGTTAAATATACAGGATACTTAGACGGTACAGCTTCTTATCAGTTAAGTTACTTTAGTAATCCTTTAGACTTTGGAAGTGCGGCTAACTTAAAGTTTTTAAAAAAGTTTAACTTGACGTTAATTAGTAGCCCTACTACAGCAGTTACACTAAACTGGGGATATGACTACACAGATTCTTATACTAAACAAGCATTTAATTTTTCAGGCACAGTAGCCAATATTGCGGAGTATGGAACAAGTGAGTATAACACTACTGCTGAATATACAAAAGGCACTTTAATACAAACCCCCAAAGTAAATTCTTCTGGTAGTGGTGAAGTAGTCACTATTGGTATCGAAGCTCAAATAAACAGTTCAGAATTTTCTATTCAAAAAATTGACATACACGCTCTATTAGGGAGACTTATCTAATGTCCAACTATACAAAAACCATTACTAAAGCTACTGCTGCTGACGATGCGCTAACGGCTGACACAATTACTGGAGGATTCTGCTAATGAGTCAACAACAAAATGAAGCAGGCGGGTTTTTTGACTACCTAACTTCAGGAGGCGGTATAAGTGATCTGCTTCGTGCTGGCGGTGAATACTATCTAGGTCAGGAAAACATCCAAGACCTTAGACAGCTTGGTAAAGAGTTGCAAACAGGTCTGGGGACGTTAGGAACAGAAGCTCGTGAGGGACTAGAGTTCTTACCCTACACTGTTACCAGTGGGTTAGCCAACGTAGGTACTACGGCTGAAGGTGGTTTTGACATCAACCTGTCTCCAGAGCAACAGGCTCTACAGACGCAGCTACAGGGTCAAGCAGGTGCTTTATTCGGTCAGGTAGGTGCAGACCCTGCTTCAGCACAAGCGGCACTATACGAGCAAATGAGAGCCGTACAGCGTCCTGAAGAGGAACGTCAGCGTTTACGGTTAGAAGAGCGTATGCTGTCACAAGGGCGCTCAGGACTAGGCTCTTCTCTTTACGGTGGTTCTTCTCCTGAGTTACTGGCTCAAGAAACTGCACGACAGGAAGCTATGGCACGTGCTAACTTAGGTGCGCGTCAGCAGTCAATGGCTGAACAATCACAAGCTGCTCAACTGGGTGGTATGCTACAGGCCGCAGGTTATCAACCACAACAACAAGCGTTGTCTATGTTGGAAGCTAGTAGAATACCTGCTGGATTTGCAGACATTGGTCGTAGAACAGGTACTGAATTACAGTCTCAGCTGAACAGAGCTGGTTTAGAAAGTAGATTACAGTCTGAAGACTTAGCCAATCAGTTACGATTATCTCAACAACAAGCCTTGATAGGCGGTCTACTAGGTCAACAGCCTACGTATGCAGAGAGGTTACAGGCTGGTCAACTAGGTATTGACTTACAAGGCGCAGGCGGCATTTTAGGCGGCTTGTTCGGTGGCTTGTTCGATGGAGGAGGAGAATAATGGCTAGACAAGATATTGCAGGATTATTAACAGGCATTAGCAGCACACAGCAGCCTGTACAACCTATTCCAGGTACTCCAGGCTTTCGTGGACAGTTTGGTGCAGCTAGGGCGCAAGGCTTAGGAGCTGGCATAGGTGGTCTGATGCGTGGTGGCGCGCCTTCTACGCAGGAGAAGATACAGGGTGCTATAAGTCAATTAGATTTAAACAACCCAGACGATTTAAAAAAACTAGCTCAAGTACAACAAGCTCGTGGTGACTTGGCAGGTGCTGCTCAGACTGCGGCCAGGATTAAGCAGATGGAGGAGCAGGTAAAACAGAAAGAGTTAAAACAAAAAGAAGCTGAAAGAGCAGGTTTAAGGGCTTCTTCAATGTCTCAAGCATTAAAAACAGCGGGACATGCAGACTTGGCTAAACAGGTTGAGCTAGGAGACACTGACGCTTACAAAAGAGGATTAGAGTTAATTTCTCCAGAAAAAGCAAAAACATCTGTTGAAGACATAGTAGACCCGACAACAGGAGTTACTCACAAGGTTCTATTAAATACTGATGGAACAATATTACGCACTATCGGTGTCAGTAAAGTGCCTAAATTAAAAAGCGTGACTCTACCAAATGGTCAAATTGTTTGGGAAAACGAAGCCACAGGGACAAGAGGCGAGCCTCAAGACACCCCAGAAGCTGCGGATCAAGAAAAAGACAGAGTAGACAAACTATATTCTGATTTAGCGGCTGTAGATAATGTTCTGGTTACTGTGTCAGAAGCTAAAAAACTAGCTGAAGACGAGACTATGACTACAGGTGTTTTTTATAACTTAGCTTCTATGCCTTTTTCTACAGATGCTAGAACTTTGCAAACAAAAATAACAACACTACAGTCTACACTAGCATTTGATAGGCTACAGAAGATGCGTGACGAGTCTAAAACAGGCGGTGCTTTAGGTCAAGTTAGTAACATTGAACTACAGCTATTACAATCTTCTTTGACTGCTTTAGACCCTATAGTTGGAGAAGAAGAGTTTATAAAACAGTTAGAAAAAGTACAAAAGCACTACACTAACTTTAAAAAGGCTTTGCTAGGAGAGCCTCTTGATATTGATTGGTCAAGACCTGAATATAAAGGTAAGACAGCTGTTGTGGACGGAATTAGATACATGATAGATCCCGCAGACCCTACAAAAGTATTTGCCATAGGTAAAGAAGAATGAGTGCATACACAGCCGTAACTGATCCTGAAATCTTAGCTAAAGTTCAGAAAAGTCTTGTTTCCGGACAGGCTGACTTAACTAAATCAACTGAGGTTACAGACCCTGTATTGTTTCAACAAATACAAGACCAGTTAAAAAAAGACTTGGAAACACAAGAAGAAGTTGAGTTAGTTACTGAAGAAGTAACAGAAGCTGGGGCTTTCGGACAGTTTGCTGAAGGTATTGGAGAACGTTTAGGCGGTCGTCTTGAGACAATGCAGGAAATATCTAAAAAAGCTGGAGGATTTTCTGTAGGCGCTGACGGCAAACCTGTTTATAACCCGCCTGAACAGCTTGGTTTCATTACAGATATACAGTCTGCTGGTCAAGTTGCAGGAGGTGTGTGGGACGCTTTAGGCGAAACTCTTGTATTAGGCGCTAAGGGTATTTCTTTTATTACTCCAGAGTTTATCAAAGGGCCAGTTAAGCAAGGTTGGCAATCTGGTGTAGACCTTATAATGAATAGCGAAAAAGGCGTAGAGGCTCTTCAAGCTGTTGAAAAAGGTGCTGAATCTTATTCGTCTTGGAAAGAAGACAATCCTGAATCTGCCTTGTCTTTAGAAAGTGTAGTTAATATCGCTTTGTTAGTTTCTCCAGTTAAAGGAGGCAGAGCTACTAAAGGAAATCCTGAGTTTGTCGGCCCTACTAAGCCTCCTGTAGTTGAAAGAGCAGGACAAGCTATGATAGATGCTTCAGGCAAGCAAGTAACAGACAGAAGCACTAAGAAGGCTATTGATCTAATAGTACCTAAAGCGGGAGTACCTGAGCAAACTAGAGAAGTTTCTAGGCTAGGTTTTAAGTACAATGTAGTAACTCCTACAGCACAGGAACAAAGAATAGTAGATACTGTTGCTAAGTTGAAGATACCTCAGACTGCTTCTAATCAAAGAAGTTTAAATCTTATTGACGATGCGATTGAAACAGAAGCTAAGATACTAGAAAAGCAAGTAGCGGCATCTAAAGAAGCTATACCATTAACAGAGTCTTTTAAGCTATTAGACGATGTAGCCGCTAACACTAAAGCTACAGATGCTTTTGTTGCTACTAACCAACTTGGTAAAATGGTAGATGATGTTGTTTCTAAAGCTAAGTCTTTATTACAGAGCAACCCACAAACGCCATTAGGGGTTTTAAAGACCAGGAAAGAATTAGACGCTTATGTTAAGTCTTATAAAGCTAACAAAAGTGCTTTCCCTAACCAAGACAATGTAGAAACAGCCTTGTCTATTGCTTTAAGGGATGTCAGAACTGCTTTAAACACTAAGGTTGCTGAGACAGCCCCTAAAGCTAATGTACTGGCTAGGCTTGAAAAACAAAGTAATCTCTACAGAGCAAGAGTCCCTGTAATAGAGAAAGCTAAAGCAGACGCTTCTAACTCTCTAGGCAGACTCTGGCAAAACACTACAGGTGTAACAGGAGTTCGTATGCCTTCTACTCCCTTAGCTATTGGTGTTACTGGCGCTGCTCTTGCAGGTTGGCTTCCCGCAATCGTAGGAGGCGTGGGTGTAGGAATAGCAGGTAGAGGCGTTTACAGAGGGGCTATTTCACCAGAACTTAAAAAGTTTCTAGGACAGTCTTTAATAGCTTCTTCTAAAGCGTTAAAGCAAGCTAAAAACCCAGAAACAATAAAGCAACTAAGAGCAGACAGAGCAGTAATAATAGAGTTATTGAAAAACACTAAAGTAGTAGAAGAAGAACAGCAGTAACAAAAAAGCCCTGTGCAGTCATCTACACAGGGCTTTTTAGTACCTACAACATCTACACTATCTCACACGCACCGCCTACACAGGCTAATTCCTGGCTACCTGTGGTGTTATCTTCCTGCTCAAAGTTACCTAAGTCTTCCCAATTAACCCCAACAGGCATGGCCGCTAGTAACTCCTCGTACTTCTCAGCGTCTATCTCTTCATAAGGAGCTTGCTGATATACATGATCACTATAAGGCAACAGACTAATCCCACTACAAAGATCGAAGTTTTCCCATATCCACTGTGCTACTTGCAGGAATTCACTATCTGTATAATATACAGTGATGCTTGGTTTATGCTCGCACCAATGGTTCTGATAAGCCTTCCAAAGCTGTAGCTGCTGCATAGCCCCTACCTGCTTAACAGTGGTGCACTTCTCTGGTGACTTCACAGGGAAGCTGAACACTGCTGACGAGGGTGACATCACATCCTGCTCTACTGGGAATCCTGCTGACTCCATAAAGACTGCAAGCGGGTCTTTTTTGTCGCTACGAACTCTGCGAATGTAATGCTTAGAGAAGCGAGGATGGATACCACTAGCAGAATCGACAAGTTGAGATACAGTACCGCTAGGCTTAACGCATGTAATAGCAGCAGACTGGTTAATGCCAAGCTTTGTAGCCCACTTCTCGTTAGTCTTAACAGCAACATCGCGTATTTCTTCAAGCCACTTCTCCAAGTCTGTGGAGTCACCTTTACTCAGCAGGTAGTGATCCATTATGCCTGTCATGCTAACGCCCAATAGCGCCTCTTCCTCCGTGTTCTTCTTCCAGCAGTTACGCAGGTAACGGAAGTCTGTCAGTGTAGCCTGTAACGTGCCAATGATGGCTGCTACTTCTGCTTTCTTCTTTAGCGTGTCTAGGTCATCTTCAGGACGAACTACAATCTCTGACAAGTTACAGAACTGGTTACTACGTAGGATAATCTCAGAGCATGGGTTAGTACCAAAGTCCTGATCACTGTCACGCCTACCGTTACGCGCTGCAATCTTCTGTGCTGCTACACGGCTAAAGATACCACGCTCACCTGCCTTGCTCTCGTACATGTTCTGCATCTCTGACAGGAATGATTCAAAGTCTGGCTTCTCAGTGTACGCTACGCTGTTGTTAGCAAGCCTACGATGCCCTTCATGTCGCCACCAGTCTCCTGACTTAGCCTTAGCC